CCCTGGATCTTCCCGATGTCGTCGGACTTGATCCTGCTGATGAATCCAAACCCATGAAACGTCGCCGGGTTCCGGACGAGCCTCTGACCATGCTGGCGTTCAAGATTCAGAACGATCCCTTCGTTGGCCAGATCACCTATGTGCGTGTTTATTCGGGCAAGCTCAGTACGAGTGAAACCGTTTACAACGCCCGTACCGGTAAGCGCGAACGCATTTCCAAAATTCTCCGCATGGAAGCCAACCAGCGGCAGGAAGTGGAATTCATCGAAGCCGGAGATATCGCCGCGGTGGCAGGTTTAAAGGTGGTCGCAACGGGTGATACGCTCTGCGATCCGAAGTTTCCTATCGTTCTGGAATCCCTGGATGTGCCGGAACCAGTTATCTCGATTGCGATTGAACCGAAGTCGAGTGCCGATGCTCCCAAGATGACCAAGGCTCTGGAGCGTTTTGAGAATGAAGATCCCACTTTGAAGGTGAGCGTCAACGCTGAGACCGGCCAGACTCTGCTCAGCGGTATGGGTGAGCTTCATCTTGAAATCATCATCGACCGCATGCAGCGGGAATTCCGTGTGGGTGCCAACGTTGGCAAGCCGCAGGTCAACTATCGCGAGACTGTCTCGACCGTTGCCAAGGCTGAAAAAGTCTTCGAACGCGAAACGGAGAAACTGCATCAGTGGGCACGGGTTGTGATCCAGGTTGAGCCAGGACCCCAAACGGCGTCTCTGACATTCGAAAGCAAGGTCGGCAAGGATAAACTGAACGACGAGATGCAGCGGGCTGTGAAAGCCGGTTGTGAAGAGGCTGTGCAGGTCGGTGTGATCGCCGGTTATGCGATGACCGGTGTGAAAGCGACTCTTCTCGACGTGACGGTGGACCCTGAGCGTTCCGAAGCCAGTGCCTTCAAAATCGCGGCTGGCATGGCCATGCGCGATGCGATGCGGGTTGCCAGGCCGATTCTTCTGGAGCCGGTCATGAGTCTTGAAGTTCTGGTGCCGGATGAATTCCTGTCCAACATCATCAAGGACCTCAACTCCCGTCGGGCTCGCGTGAACAATGTGGGCATGCGTGGTCACCTCCAGGAAGTTGATGCGATTGCACCGCTTTCTGAAATGTTTGGTTATACGACAGATCTGCGCTCCGTCTCGCAAGGCCGGGCGACCTATACCATGCGCTTTGCTGCGTATGAGCAGGTGCCTGATTCTGTTCTGCAAAAAATCACCGGGGGCGGTTTTTAAGAGATTGACAACAGGGCCCTCCTCCCGATAGAAAAGGTGCTCCTGCGAGGGATTGTAGCTCAGTTGGTTAGAGCGCTACGTTGACATCGTAGAGGTCCCCAGTTCGAGTCTGGGCAGTCCCACCATTCTTCCTTCTCCCTCATTTCGCTGATCACATGGAACGGTTTTCTTAATTCATATCGCAGGGTTCCATGTGCAAACACCGGGTTGGAAACCACCCTTTTCAAGATTTCGACCTTTTCAAACGCAGAAAGCGATTTCCACTGTAATTCAAATGTGTTGCACAGTTGGAGAATGCTTTCTACATTGTCCGCAGTAGTGACTGATAAAGGCTGTTGTTCACTGTCGAGAAGCTCGTTCGTTCTATCCTTTTCACTTCTCAGTCGAGTAACGACGCGCTTAAATGAAACGCTATCCAGGATACCACTCGTGAAGTGCTGATACGCTTCGTCCTCCTTCCGTTCCAGCTCTTTCAGAGCACGTTTGTACTCATCAAATTTTTTTCTCGATTCTGCAGCGCTCTGATCCTTTCGCGCCCTAATGGCCTTGCTTATATCTTCGGCCATGCGGCTTGAAATCGTAATCTTGTTGAACACACGCCCGAACTGTTCAAACAACTCCTCCTCAGTGGTTCTGAAGCCTTTCAGGCTTCCACCGTGCCTGTTTTTGCCATCGGTGCAGTGGTAATATCGGAACGTCTTCATCTCTCCAGTCGAAATGATCGGTTTAGGTCTAGGGTCATAAACAAAAACACACCCACAGCTTGGTTCTCCACATCTTATCCACCCAGACATAGGTCCATCGGGTCTTGTTCTTATGGTCCGTCCCTTATTCATCGCGTCGACCTTTTTAAGAACATCAGCAGGTATAATGAGTTCATGGATGCCGCGGTACTCTTTACCAGCCCATTTGAAGTAGCCATGGTAAAACCGATTTTTAAGTCGGTACTCGACCCCTTTCATAGAATAGGTCTTCAGGACTGGAGGAATCGGCAGCTTCTCGGCAAGGATCTTCTTATGGATCTCTCGCACGGAAAAACCTTTAGCGCGAAGATCAAACTCTCGCAAAAGCAGGCGCTGCACCATTGGGTTGGGATCGGGAACAATGATGGAAATACCACGGGCACCTTCCCGCCCAGTTGACGAGACTGGCCTTCTGCATAGATATCCTAATGGAGCTACTGCGCAGGGAAACCAGCCCAACTCAGCTTTTGCAATAAGTGCATCTGTAACCTTCGCAGCGTTAAGCATGCTGAATGCAGTATTGAAAGAACCACTGATGTTGCGCATGGTGATATCGTTCACTGAAGTCTTTCGCCAGAAAACCTTGCGCTCATGGACATGATGCACAACAACTGTGCCTCGGAGGATGAGTTTGGTATTCCTTTCAAGATCCGTAAGGTTTCGGGCCTCACGGTCACTCATGTAGAAAATCAGATGCTTGATATTGTTCTTGAGAGTGTAATTGATCTCGGCGTCGTATTTCTTTCGTTCCTCATGGTCCTTGGCTGATTCTGAGAATTTGGCCACTCGATCCAATTCCAGGCCAATCTCTTGGCAGTATTTTACTATTTCCCTTTCCTGTACTTCAAATGAAACACCTGCTTCCTGGCCTTTGCCACTTACGCGAACTATGCCGATGGCTTTCTTATTTTCTTCAAGGCGGCAATCCCAATTCATGTTCCCTCCCATGATTTTCTCATTCCAAAGATAAATCTATGTCTGGATGTCCGAATCTATAAATATCGAAAAGAACGAAACGATTTCATCGAAATCTTCTTCAGAAAACTCGAAACGACTTCCATCAGGATAATCATAGGCCTTGTAGGCATTACTTTTCCGCTGCGAGGAAGGGGCTCGTAATATCGCCAGAATTTGAGGTTTTAGATGTCGGATTTCTGATAAAAGGTCTGGCGTAAGCTTCGAATTCTGGCCTATCACTTTTAAATCTTCACCGTCAAGAGCAATGTCGATGCCGATCGACTTCAATTTTTCCAACAATCCTATTGCGTTCATATGGCGATGCTCACGATAACATCGTGCATTTCAATTTCAGCGCAGGCAATTGGCCTTTCAGCGAGACAATAAGCAAGCGGGCAACCTTTCTTGCCGATTCCTGATTTGACCAGTTGGCCGCTGACGGCCAAATCATCGAGCGCACGGATAAGCCTGGATTTTTTCCCCACACACTGGGCGATTATCGTGCTCTGCAGTGCCTTTCCGTCATTCTTCGCTAGCGTCAATAGTATTCTCTTTTTCAAGCATTCAAGTGATACCAATCTTTCCTCGCTCAAAGATGAAATTGAAAATTCAGTCGATGTTTTCATCTGAGTTCTCAATGGGTTCCTTGTGTCCATCCACTTCACAATTCCCAGTGCTCACGAAACTTCCTGGATCAAGCACATGGTCAACGCTTTTCACCGTCCATTCTCCATCGACACCCTCTCGAACTCTTTTCGCAATAACGCGGCGTTCCGAACCGATGTCCGGATTTCCGGGAATCGTGAAGGAGAACTTCTTCCCTTTACGAACAACCTCGCGGAATTTCGTCTCAGCCGCGCGTTGCGCTTCGGCTGCCGATCCCTTGTTGTAATCCAGCTCGAGAACAACGCCCTGCTTGCCGACCAGTACGTACCTCTTCTCAGCCGCAGCTTCATCCCACCAGTACGCTCTTACCCCTGTATATTTTTTCGTCTGCTCACCGGAGTATTCCCATCGAATGATGTTTGTCAGAACGATTGGAGTGAAAGAATCGCCGCTGGCTTTCTTCCCTCGGCTTGTGCCGGTCATGGTTAGCCGGCCCGATGCAACCTTGATAACAGCGTCGAAGCGGCGACCGAGCCGCGTGAGAAAAGCTATGTCCGACTCCGTCTGGTCCTCATGCTCAAGCCTGATGCTGGAAAATTCCGAGGCTATCGCAGCTTTGAGGCCATTCCTCCGTGCTATCGCCAGCGCGATATCTGCCAGGGATACTGAATCCCAACCCTGCGACTTTTGGCTTTTTATGCTTGCATGCTGCTCCACAGCCGCACATTCGATCTTGAGCACAGGTGGCGAACTGGAGCACGAGATGTGCTTCGTAGCAAATGAACCGAGGTCGACAAGTTTGTCCTCCCACCCCATCGCAACATCAAACACCTGCCCGTCAGCCGGCCAGGCAAGCGGTGGGTCGTCCACCAGCTCAAGGCACATGGCATCGCTCTTGATTCCGCTCGCATCTCTTACCGAAAGTCTGATCAGGCGACTTCTGATCGCTTCGGTCAAGTCCTTTCCAGACGTCTTAATCCTAAAATTTGGTTTCAGTCAAAAATTCTCTCGGATTTCGTAATGTCTGTTGGGCGTTCGAGGTCCGGCAGAAGAATGAATTCGGGTTTGGTCAGCATTCCTACCCGTCCAAAGTTGTCCACGAGTGGGCTGGCCTTTCCCTTTTCATCTATCAGCACCATCGACAGAACTTCCCGATTGGCCGCGATAACCGCCTCAAGAGCGCCGGGGAGATCCCCATATTCCCGCCAGCATATTTCATCCAGGTCATCTCCATCTCTAAGCTGCACGCTGCGCATATGACTCCAATTCAATGGTGAATTCGATCTTGCGGGGGACGCCATCGCCCCAGAAGGTCGAACGATTCTCCTTTATGGATTTGATCTTCCACATCCCTAAGTTCTGGCCCAACTGAGTATCAGCATAGATGAGTCGCTGCGCTGAACCAGTTGCTCCAAGATCGCGAATCTGCTTAAGGTGGTCCAGCCTGCCTGAGAATTCAGGATAAAGGATCCCGCTCAGGGTCAGCCTTTCCTTGTCTGGCCCCAGGAACGACGATATAGGATGGAACCCGATCGGTTCCTGATCCGCCCATCGATAAGTCGTTTCATAATCGACCTTATCAGGGCTGAGAGTTTTCAATTTGAAAGTGAAAGTACCGAGTCGAGCAAAAACCTGCTCCTTAAAGACTGGGACGATGTCGATTAGCTCGCCACCTCCACAGGATCAAAGAGATCGAACTGGGTCAGGTTTGAAAATGCCGATCGCACTTCACCGACAAGGCTTTGAGCTACCTGTCGTGGAGCGGAGTTTCCGCCCTCTACGTTGATTTGCGCGTGAACAGTGACTGCATTCCTCTGCGAGTAAGACCGAGTGGAACTGGTCGCTGCCATCCTCGTGGCCTCTGGAAGCCTTGGATGGTCAACTTTGAACTTTTCTGCCGGAAATTCGATTGGATTTGATAACCATGAGCTGCTTTTTGGTGAATCAAGATAATTGGTTTCTCCCTTGATGTTTACCTTGGCCTCTGACGGAAAAAGCTTCTCTATATAGGGTTTGACCTTGTCGTAAATCCCTTGAAAGAAATTCACGATGGGTTCCCAGTGCTTGATTAGTGCTCCGAGTGGTGTCCACTCAAAACATTTCATAATAAAGTCCCAGGCGACCTTGAAGGCAATTCGCACATTTTCCCAAATTTTTGAAAAAAAAGTTTTTGTGCTTGACCAAAGTGAAATCAGCTTTGGCTTGATTGTGTCCCAATGCTTGTAAACGTAGTAAGCGCCAGCGGCGAGCAGCGCCACGATAGCCACAACGCCCAGGAGAATAGGGTTCGCAGCGGCAAACGCCATCATTGCGGTGCGAACCGCTGTAAAAGCATTTCCGATCTTTGGACCCCAGCTGAGGACGGCTGGGCCTGCTTTTTTGAGGACGCCCCATGCGCTCGCCCCATGCTTCATGAGAAAGCCCCCAATCTTCTTCGCCCCTCGCCAGCTCTTCTTCCCTCCCTTGCCCGCAAGTCTAAGCGCTGTCCTGGTTCCCGAATCCCGGTCCATGAGCTGGTCTTTGACAAATGAGCCAGCATTCCAGACTTTCATGACACCGGATGCGATGCTGAGCAGGCCAGACATGGAATACTTGGCCAGACCGATTGCGGTGTTGAACGCAACCACGCCCGCCACACCCATCATGATTTTCTTCACTAACGACTGGTGGGTTCCAAGCCATTTGCCAAAGCCTTCACCGATTGGTTTGAGCCAGGCTCCGAGGTCTTTGAGCATCGGCAGGACGGACTCGCCAATTGCGATACCAGCTTCCTCGATATCCCCTTTGAAATCGCTCCAGGCTTTAAGAGCTGACCCGCTAAGCTCTTTCCTCGCCTTTTCCACGGAGTTGACCTTGCCGAGAGCCTGGACGAGCTTGTCAGAATTCGGGCCGGTTTTTTGGAATTCGAGGGCCAGTTCCCGAACCCCATTTCGCGTCCGTGAGAAGAAGAGTTCGACATACCGCAGCTGCTCATTTTTCGGCAGCTTAGCAATCGCTGCGGAGATTTCGCCGGTAAGATCTTCTTTGGATTTCGTACCTCCAGCATAGGGGTCAAAAGGACTGATGTGGAGCTTCTGCAGCGCGCGTTCCGCCTTGCGCCCCGTGACATCCAGCTCTTCTTTCTTGATATCGCCGAGACTTGGTTGGATCTCCATCGCTTGATAAACTGTCTGGAGTTTTGACTGAAAGTCCTTGCCTTTTGAAGTGCTGAAGGCTTTGGCCAGGACCCCGGTCATCCCCGTATCAGACAGTGCGCGATTGAACTTCACCCCCAGACCTTTGGCGACATCCTTCAGCTGATTGTCCGGCATCATGACCAGACTCTTGCCGACCAGGTTGAATGTCGGTGCCAATTCGTAGTTTTTTATCTCACGCTGGAGCGCGCCGGATTTTTCAGACCGACCGAGAGCGATGCCGGTCGCCGCAGCCTCTTCCCCGCCCAGGACCTTCCAGGCTTTCGCACGCTTGGATGATCCAGCTCCCTCAAGCGCCCGGTTGACGTCGTGAATGATCTCAAGGACATTCCGCATGTTGCCAGCGGCGTCGGTCGTCGAGATATTCATCTCTTTCAGCATTTTACTCGCGGCAGCCGGTGGCGACGACAGGCGTAGAAAGAGCGCACGGAGGCCCGTACCTGCCTGGGAACCTTTTATGCCGACGTTGCTGAGAACCGAGGACATGCCTGATACCTGTTCCAGGCTGGCTCCAACAGCAGATGCCACAGGTGCCAGATATTTCATGGTTTCCCCGAGACTTTCCAGACTAGATGCTGACGAAGTGAAGGCGGCAGTGAGCACATCCCCTACCCGGCCCATTTCCGAGACGTCCAGACCAAATCCCCGCAGGACGGCTGCCGATATCTCCGCAGTGGTTGCAAGGCTGCTCATACTCGCATCGGCAAGGCCTAGCAAGTCGGGCATGACCCTTATGATGTCGTTCGCCTTGAAGCCTGCCGTCGCCAATTCATTTTGAGCAGAAGCAACTTCGGTAGCCGAGAAGATTGTTTCGGCACCCAGGCGTCTGGCCTCTGCCGTAAGGCGCTTGTATTCGTCAGCGTTGGCACCGACCATAGCCTTGACACGAATCATCGCCGCTTCAAATTCGGCGGCAAGCTTTACGGGTTTGACGAATGTATACCCTGCGATCAGAGCATCAGTGAGATGCGTCGTGGCTTCAGCACGGAGGGACTTCGCCTTTTCGGATACCATCTGCTGCCGTTCGACAGCCGCCATTCGGCGCGACCTGCGGGCAATAGCCTGCTCAAGTATTTGTTCAGAACGGGCAAGATCTTGAGTAGCATGCCCGGCCTTGGTGAGATTTTCCGTATAATGTTTGGCCGCCTGCTCTGAGCGTGTAAGCTGGGCCTCTGTTGCCTTAAGGGCTCCCTCGTGTTTCTTCTCAGTGACAGTCAATTTTTCAAGGGATTTGTCGTCCTTTTCAGCCTGCCTCGTGTGCGCAACCAGAGCGATGCGAGTCGACTCCAGAGCGGCTTTCGTCGTCTCTTGCGCCTTTTTCGCTTCATCCGACGTTTGCTTTAGATGCGCAACCCTTGTCGCTAGGTGCGCGGTCTCACCCTTGGCACCCTGGAGTGATGCCTTGGCTTCTTTAAGCTCCTTGTTCAGTGCCTTCCACGAAGCCCGTGCCTTATCGTTGGCCTCTTTCGCTGCCGTCACGCGGTCTTGTTGAGCTTTGAGGGCTTCTTTCGCAGCCAGTGTCGCAGCAGCGGCCTTATCGAGTTCAGACCGCTGCTGAGCGATTGTGGCTGTCAAACTGCCAATTGCTTGCCTGGTTTCCTTGAGTCCTTTTACATCGCTGGCTGCAGCTTTGAGGCCCTTAAGGGTGGATCCCAAGGATTTGATTTTTTGATCTGCGGAGGAGAAGGTGCTTTTGAATGCGCTGTCGAAAGCAGCGCTGATCATTATACTGACTTGCTTGTTACCCAGGCCCGATGGACTCCCAACTTCCGGATTGTGAAAATTCCCCGCCGTTCATTCGCCCAGTGATTGGCTCACCAGAATCATGAGCGGCTTCTTCATCGCAAAGCGCCTCAAGCCAGGCGTCGAACTCGGTCATGGCCATGTCCAGCGTTTGGGTTGCAGAGAAACCGTAACGCCGATACATAACCGAGATCGCACGTCTTAGCGTCGTGACAGGGTCTGCGGCCTGGGTTTCAGCTTTTTTTGCGGTTGAGCACCGCCCTGGCGCAGCGCATACTCCGTCGTGACTTTCTCAATGTGCCGACCGATAGGCACCTGATCATCGAGAGAGATCTCTGGTACGGCTTCTCTGGGAAGGTCCTCGCAGAATGAAGCCATGAGGATCACAGACCCTCTTGATTCAAGGTCCTCATCATCGTCCTTGCTCTTTCTTAGTTTTTCCACCTCAGCGAAGGCGAGTTGATGGCGCGTCTTCATATAGTCAGAGAGGCGAATGGTTTGGTAAGTCTGTCCATTGAACTCGATCGGGAACTTGAGGGTATGAATCAGGCTAAATTTTCTCCTATTGGGAAGAGTGGGCTGAAATCAGCCCAGCTTCAAAAGTTGACGCGCCGCAGCGTGCTGATCGCTTGGCCCGATTAGCTGGATTCCGTTGACAATATCGATGGTGAGAAGAGGGACCACACCCCGAGTCATGAGCCAGCTTTGAACCGCCATCTCCACGGTTTGCGTTGACGACTTGATGTCCCCCGCTTTCCAGGAGCCAGGATCGACCGTCTTCACCCATCCTCGCAAGGTGCAGTCCATGCCGTCTGAACTTCCGTCCTGGCCTTTCATGAACCCAGTGATGCTTGCTGTCATGATCCCGGCGAAGTTGATACCAGCACTGAGATACCCTTCGAGAGTTTGCTCGCCAAACTTGAAGGTACACTCAAGCTTTTCAAGACCGACTTCGATCTCGAGAGGGGCGGACATGCCCGCCCCCCGCCATTCTTCGGTTTTGTATTTCAGCTTTGGAAGGGTGACTTCTTCGCAGATGCCGCTGAAGTCGGAGATGCCAAACGTGACGTTGAAATTGTGAAGAAACTTTGGAAACCGCAATGCTTGTCCTTATATTGTTATTACTGAACTTCTGAGTAGTCGATTGCCATCTGCGAGCATGTAGTCCAAACTCGCAGTACCGCCACTTCACAGATATCCCTATCCGCGGTGATAAATTCGCACTGCCAGCCTTTGCCGGTTTTCAACGCTTCAGAGGAACTGAGGTTGACGTCCACAAGGTTGCGAAGTTCGCAGCCCCCGCTGATAGCGTTTGGATGAGACGTTGGACAGGTGGATGCAAATTTTCGCTGATAGCCGACCGACGAGAATTGGCAGTCCTGCACAACTGTCTCGCTGTAAATCATCTTGAACAGATTCTGTGTGATAAAGCCGTTTAAGCAGGCGGGATAGATGCTGGCTCCAGCAACGCAGCTCTCACCCTTGGCTCCGGTATCACCTTTGTCACCTTTGGGTCCGGTGGCTCCAGTCGCGCCGGTATCGCCTTTGTCACCTTTGAGTCCGGTGGCTCCAGTCGCACCTGTATCGCCTTTGAGTCCGTTAGCTCCAGTCGCACCTGTATCGCCTTTGTCGCCTTTGGGTCCGGTAGCTCCAGTCGCACCGGTATCGCCTTTGTCGCCGTTTGCCCCTGTCGCACCTGTGTCACCCTTAGGCCCCGTGGCACCCGAATCGCCTTTATCGCCTTTCGGTCCAGTGGCGCCAGCTGCACCCGTATCACCTTTAGGCCCGGAGGCACCCGTATCACCTTTATCGCCCTTGGCTCCAGTCTCGCCCGTATCGCCTTTGTCACCTTTAAGGCCCATTGCACCGGTATCGCCTTGTAGCCCAGTCTCGCCCTTATCTCCCTTCTCTCCTTTCGGCCCTTGTGGTCCGATCAACCCAGAGTTGGGGCCTACCCACTTTCCATTGGCATCGATAAGTTTGGTTTCGCCGACATAGAGAGAATTCACTTTTGTCGGTGCCGTGATATTCACAGCGCCGGTTTTGTTGTTGATGATCACCGAAGCTGGGCAAGTCGCACGTGTGCAATTGAAAGGTGCGTTGCGGTTTACCCGCAGAACGAGGTCAGCGTCCCTGGTCGTGTTGCTGATGTTGTCGAGGTAGTAGATCGAATCAAACTTCGGATTAGAGTCTTCCGAAAAGATGGGATCCAGCTGCTGTGCAGCGACGGCGGCGGTGAAGAAAAGAGGAATTGCAAACAGAAGAAGTCGGATCGAATTTATAGCTTAGGCTCCAATTTTAGTGAGATAGGAATCAGTAATTTCTTCGATGAAATAAAGCGTCTCGGCGACGGGCGTAGGGGTGAATGAATACTTCCAGAAGACCTTACCCTGAAAGAGATTGGTTGCCGTGTTTTGCTCGTCATCGGGCACGCAGTCGCCGCCCGCGATTGCACCTTTGCTCTTAAGATCATCAAGGTATGTCTTCACGCTATTTTGTACGGCCTTCAGGTAGTTGGCGGTGATACCTTTGGCCACTGCCCAGCGATGGCTCGAAAGGATGGCTTCCCGAATTGCGTCGGCGATCCTGACTTTTTGAATCTGATGGGTCTTGAGGTTGCCTGGTGCGCCGGCACCTCTCGCACCCCACATACGGAAGCCATCCTGCCTGACAATCGTCGAAACCTGCTTCGAGTTCAGGAGCTGGCCAAGCGACATCGCATCGTCCAGCGCAAAGGATACCGGGTACTCAGTACCAAGGATCCCGTTGATTGGCTGGTTTGATGGACTTTCCCAAAAGTTGATCTTTGCCAGCACCCCGGCAGCATAAGGGCTGGCAGGAACTGCAATGGTCTTGCTGCCATGTGAAACCTTTACCCGTGGCCAGACGAGATAAATTCTCTCGCTGTTGTTGGTGGTCTGGAAAGCCAGTACTTCATCTTTCTTCCCTGGAACATCGAAGATTCCTATGGCACCGAGCTGCTTTGCAACGGTTGCCATTGTTGTGAAAAGCGCGTTGGCCGTGGCATCTCGTGGAGTGTCGGTATTGGAGTTTCCGCCAGGTTCAGTGGCGGGAGTTACGGTCGTTGTTTCAGCTATTCTTCACCTCGATTTCTTGAAGTTATCGTTCGCGCTCTTGAGGCGCTTGGTTGCGTGTTTCCCGCCATGGGGCGGTCATCCACCGGGTTTGCAGGGTCCGTTGGGACCACCGGGTTTGCCGGGTTCGCTGGATCCGTCGGACCAGCAGGGTTAACTGGCGTTGCACTCGTTTCGGTGCCCAGCTGGGTTGCTATGAAGACCTTGGGTTTGTACCCAGTGACGCTTTCAGCATCCAGCAGCGCATTGACAGCACTTTGCATGTCGCTTTCGCTGTTGCTTTTTGCTTTGACGAGGACAATGACATCTTCCGTCTGGTCATGGACACCGAGCACGGCGAAATGCAGTGAACCCGGTTCTTTGCCTGTTGGTGGCTTCAGTGCTTCGAGTGCTTCCTTCTTTTTGAAAAAAGCCTTGGGCACTTCGTCCTGAAGGGTTGTGATACCCTCTGCCGTGCCGACGATGCCGACGATTGACTGACTTGGGGATGTCACTGTACGTATCTCGCCCGTGCTTTCCTGAATAACTATTCCATGGACATAAGCGTCAGCCGTACTTCACCTCAAAACTCTCGTGGTAAATTCTCCTAAGTTGTCCGCGTGCCTGGACGGAAACCGCCAGTGCCGCCTTGATTGCATCGATCTGCTGTTCTGTCGGGATCTCACCCGGATCGATCTCATACTCGAACCATGACAGACGGTGAAATTTGATTTCATCGAAGCCCACCCACCGCAGGGCCATGCGGATCGAGTGCAGGGTTCCACGGAGACGGATAAACTCCAGGGCCTCTTTCTTCAGCGTCTCGGGCTTGACTGCATACGGCAGAAGCTCGGTCAGGCCGTATTCCCACAGTATGGCTTCCTGAATTTCCGGATCCGTGCTCAGCCTCACTCCCAGAACCGGCGTGACGTCAAATTCGGGAAAGACATCACGAATTGCGGCTTCGATCATTCTTCGTCTCGATGTAGTTCAGCTCCAGCATTTTGATGGAAGCGTACTGTTTGCTTGGAACGATCGTGTCGGTCACGGGATTTGTGAGAATGACCGACTTTACACCGATCAGGTGCAGCTCCTTTACGATCCAGCTGGTGGTTGGTTGCCAGCCCAATGCGAGTTCCTCATTCCACCTTTTCCTAAGAGTTTCCTCAACGACGGCCTTATAGTCCTGGGTGTAGCCAGGCTTGAGGTAGATTGTGCCTTGAATCGACACAGGGATATCATTGGCCATCTGAAAGGTGACACTGTCGAGAACCGGTTTGACCTTCTCGCCATCAAATGCATCGGAGAGCGATTCCAGGATTTTATTGTTCAGATCCTTGCGATCAGTATTGGTCAGAAGGTGGATCAAAAGCTGACCCTCGCCAGCGGACTCAACATAGGCGCCTCTGACCCGTGCAATCTTGTCTTCCTGATTTTCTGTATACCTCACTCTCCCGAAAAGGAAGGTCAAGGCTTTGTATTGCGCAACTGTCCCAGCCGTGGAAACAAGCGAGAGGCTGCTGACCATTCGTTCCACAAACTCTTCGTATGTCTCATCAGGTCCGATCTTCGCCTTGAAGAGCAGCTCAAGGTCCTTGGAATACTTCAGCAGCTGCGCATAGCCGGCCTGCGCGATGCGCTCGGATCCGATCAATTCACTGAGCGCAATTTCAACAAGGATGTGATAGAGCGGGTCTGCCGGTGTCGGGGTTTTGAATTCTGGCACTTCGACCTGATAGTTCTTTGTGAAGTTCTTCAGCTTTTCCTGAAAGGTTTTTTCAAATGAGATTGGTTGTACGATCGTTGGCAGATCTGCCATCAAACTCCTATAAGTACGTTTTGGGTTCCAATTGTGAAGGCTATTTCCAGCTCTTCACCATTTCGTTGATTGATTACAGTTCTCAGGGTCGTATCCGGAATTGAGCGCTCGATCGAGTCGGCCAGGTCTCCTGTCAGCTCCAGGACGGATGCCTCTGTGATGGCTCTGTCGAGCTGTGCGAGGTATGAGGTCCCGAACCAGCGAACCATGCGCTTCGATCCCTTCGTGGTCCGCACGGCTCGGCGCACCGCCTGCCTTAGCCAGGCTTCCCCCTGAATCAGTGTTCCGAGTCGCTCATCCATCCCCATCATTCGACCTTCCCCATTTGGAGCGGGCCGCCGTTAGGCGTGGTGCCGGAAACGACTGCGTTGGCAGTGATATGGTTACTGATGGCCTTTGCCACCGCCTCCCATGCCTTTTTTGGATCTCCAGCGGTTCCTGTCGCTGCCGCATGAAGCGCATCGGCCAGCGCCTTCTCCGTCCCTTTCAGAGCCATTCAGCCTCCCACCGGGGAAGGCTGCGGATTGGGATTATCAGGCGCATCGGTGAATGAATCGAGCTGCTGGGTGATGGTGGCCAGTTCAGTGGCCGCTGGCAGCAGCTTCTGCGGTCCCATCATCGTCGCCGTTTGCGAGTCTTTAATGGATTTGAACCCACTGGAAACGAGGCTAATGAGTTCGCCCTTGTCATTGCGAATCGTCGCCTTATTCGTTTCAAAATCGATCCGCGCAGCCTTGACTTTGACTTTCAGGTCCTTCTCCCGCTGGATGCTTAGGGTATTTGTGCCCGTGTCATAACTGCATTCAAGGCCATCCGAATAGCGGACAAGATGCAGAGCTGCAGATTTCGATGGCGCGGGCCTGGATCCCGAGTAGATGCCTGTGAGCACAAAGCCAGTGGCAAGCTCGCCGCCGGGGCTGAGGACAAGGACCTGTTCGCCTGGCTCTGGCGGATCCCAGGTGATGGTATTGCCGGCCCTGCGGGCGAAATATGACAGCCACCCGGTGGTATGCTCACTGCTCAAGCGGACTTTGACCTTGGCCTTCGCGTGGTCCACTTCCGCGATCGTTCCCGGACGCAGGAGGTTTTCCAGCCGGCGCAGGATGTCTGCGACCGCGATATCAAGCATCCTGCTTCTCCCCATTGATCCAGACCTCTTTTGGGATGCCAGGGGCAGCGGGCTGCCAAGTCTGCTTTTGATACTGAACGTGAAAGGTCATCGACAGGGCTGCTATGCGCTTTTCTCCGATCATTTCGTGACCAAAATCGATATCGTGCAGAACACACTCGGCCACGATTTTTTTAATTCCTTCGCTCTTCTCAATCGCAGTGCGGATGCGTTCATAGATGTCAACCAGCTCTGATTCCGGATCCTCGCCTGCCATGGCGCAGGCCTCAACAACAAACAGCACCTCCCGGAGATCATAAAAATTCTTCTGCTCAAGAAGCGTGTCGCGGTGGAAGTAGACGTTGAGGCATGGAAGGTCTTCCATCGAGAGCCTGGAGACCCGAGCGCTGAAACGCCTGAACTCCGGCATGGCCTCCTTCAACGATTTTTCAAACTCCGCCCGAACTTTAATGAGCACCTAGAAATTCCGCTCCGATGTTTTTCTGTCGATGATCCGCTCAAGATCGAGCTGCACGATTCCTACTCCTGAGAGTCGGCGCGTCTTGATCGCATATCTGTCTCCTGTCGCGCTGCGGGTGATAATCGCATCCGCTGGGATCCTCGCGCCCATGCTGGCCTCAACCATGATCCGGGCCACACGCGTGATGAGGCCTGGATCATTGGCGGGAGCATCCGCGTCGTATTCAGTGAAGACCGCTTTGAAAGCGGTCTCAGAGGTTCTGAAATCTTCCTCCAGTTCCTGGATCACGCAGCAACGTCGACCAGGCAAGCCGTGTTCGCATCGTAAGTGACCAGGAGGGGTGCTGACTGAAGCATCACAAATCTCACGCTCGGGTCTTCGATCTCCCAGGACTTGGCAAAGATCGGCTGCGCTCTGAGACCTGCTTTTAGGTCCAGGATCGCTCCGAAATGCCTGACTCCCTTGATATCGTCGCAGGTGAAGAGTGCCTGTTTCGGTTTGATGTAGAATTGTCCGTCGTCGGATTTCCCTTCGTGCATCCAGAAATGAATGTTTCCGTAGTAGCCCTTGTAGACAAGCTGCTCGAAAGAAGCTTCTCCTGGCGTTTGCGGTATCGACAGCTCGGCGCCGCGAATATACTCGGGAAGCAATTTTTGGACATCGGGACGGTTGCGGAACATGTCCCAGGCATCATAACCAAGGATACATGTGCGCGGTCTCGATTGAGTGTTGTTTAGGCCAGCAACTTCTCGCTGCAAATCTTCCAGCCATTTCGTTATGGATGGTATGGCCTGGACATTGTTCCAGCCATTTGCGCCGAGCGGTTTGGTGAGATTTGCGTTGCGACCGAAATCCAGCACTGCATCGATACCTTCACCTTTGATCGTGAGTTTGCCTGTTTTAACAACTTCCGCAGCCATGAGTTCCAGCCGGTTTCTATGTCGCTCATAGAGACGATTGACATCATGAAGCAAGGCCTGCTCCGCGCGCTGCATTGGAGTGAGTTCGCCACCGAATGCTTCGCCAGCAAGTCGATGGAAACCACGATCGGGCTTCAGGTCAACTTTTTCCTTCATGTAGGCGGGCTTGAAGGACTTGGTCCTGTAGCCCTGACTCCGTAGCATCGGAGCCTCAGCGAGCGGATGAACGAAAGGCATGATGCCAGCTTTTTCGCCGTCGGCCTCGTCGAAGAAGACTTCCTCTTTATCGCTCTGGACCTCAGTAGGAAAGAATCGGTCCAGAAAGTAGCGGGACTTTGGTACAAGTTTTTCAACCAAGCGGTTGAGATAGTAGGTCGAATAGATCGATGGCAGGCTTAGTTTTCTCCTTTTTCCAGAAAGATGGATCGGAGCCAGAGGTCATCCTCGATGGACTCCAGGGTATGGCCTTTTCCCAGGGTCAGATCGAGCCCCAGGAATGCGCCGGTCTTATAGATTGGGGCAACTTTATCCTTCGCAGTGGCATCGACATCAACCTGCAGGATGCAATAGGGCTTCTCGCTGCCGTCCGTGATGGCTGCGTCATTGGCTGCTTTGGTCGCAGACAGGACACATTTCTGGGATTCTGCTTTCTTGCCCAGGACAGAACCGGCCTTGAGGACCTGGCCTCTTTCAATCAGCACCGTTCCACGGCGCACTGGGAAGTTTCCCTGATGAATGAATTCCGGGTTCCAGGATGAAACCTCTTTAAAGGAAGGATCGAAATAGGGCAATCAGGCTCCTTTGAATTTCAGACCAGAGCGCTTCGCGAGTTCGATCGCGGCGTCCTGCTGTGCATCAATCTTTTCTCTGTCAGACGCATCAGCGGCTGGCATATCGAGGGCTACGAGCTTGCGATCAAACGCAAATCTCGGATCCTCTTTTGGCTTCTGCTTTGGTCCCCCGGATCGTTTGGCTTCCAGTAGGATCTGGATGGCAGCATCCTGCGCGGTCAGGCTTTCGTTGTCGATGAGACCCTGACAAAATTCGTCCGAGACCTGGCCCTGCGCCAGCTGTCGAATGGTGGCCTCGCGTTCAGCCTTTGCTTTGGCAGCAGCAAGTCCCTGCTGAAGTCCGATCTCAATCAATTCCGCAGCCACTGCTGGGTGTTTTTCTGCAATGAGACTTGCAGTGATTTCCTGTGTCACTTGGTGTTCTCCAGTTTGTTCAATGACGCCTTCCAGCGTCGAAATTCCATCAATCATGCCACGCGTGGCGGCTTCTGCGCCGACGAATACAGCTCCCTGCCCAAACCTGTCCATAACCACTTCCCGGTTGACGCCACGGTTCCTTGCGACCTTCTGCACGAACACCTCGGCCAGTCCATCGATGACCCGCTGCACCTCAGCGGCGCCCGCCTCTGTGCCCGGATCCTGATTTTTCTTTGGAGATTGGCTGGAGACGAATTTCAGCTCGCCATCAGTCTTTTCGGATCGTAGAACGGATTGGACTCCGATGCTGCCGATGATGGCGGAATCGGATGCATAGACTTTGTCACAGGCACTGGCGATCCAGTAGGCAGCGCTTGCACCAGTGCCACCGATATAGGCGATGATTGGCTTTTGCTCACGAGCGGCATGGATATGGTCCGCCAGCTCACTACAGCCTGATGCTTCGCCGCCGGGCGAATCGATGTCGAGGACGATGCTTTGGACCTTGGGCGAAGCGAGCATCTCGTGAAGATCCCGAAGGATGTTTTCGTAGCTGCTCGCCCCGCAATGGTCAACAAGGAGTCCAGCGCGCTTGAAGAGCGGGCCGCGCACCGGAATAATCCCCACGCTTCCGCGAATGCTGGACTTGGCAAGATTTCGAGGTCTCTCGCCGATTTTTTTCTCAAGTGCTTCGATGCTGCCGTGACTCTGTGCTATGGAGACGATTGTCCCCAATGCGGCCTCTGTTATGGCCCAGGCAGATTCGGTGATGTAGGTCAGAGCAAAAGACACTGTTTAACCCCGCAGTTAACACACCCTGACCATAGCCTGGAAGCAGGGGATCTATCAAGGTTTCCGGTGTTTACTGAGCAGTAAACAGGGAAGGCAGATTTTTATATTGACGGATGATTTGCGGAGGCGGATTGCCTGGAAATTGGAGAACCTGATAGTATGGGCACTGAGTATGGACCTTTGATAAGGATCTCCATCGATGTCTGAAGTGATCAGGATAGAATGTCGACGCTGTGGTTCCGAAAAGAGGAATCACCGAGTTGTATTTAAACATTATCGTGAGTGGCGCAGTGACTGTGGCTTTAACTCAGGACACGGGAATTATTTTATCTGCGAATGCATGGGTTGCGACGGGGTATCGTTCTATCAGGAAACCCAGACAGATGCGGAAATTTGCGATTTTTTCGGCAACCAGATAGTTCGGGATGAAGTTTTTCCAAATCCAATTCGCCCCCATTACACACCACTAGATACCCGCAACATTCCAGAACGAATCAAGGCGATTTACCTAGAATCTGTGTCGGCGATGAACAATTGCTCCTGGCTTCTGGCGGGCGCAGGGCTGAGGGCGACTGTTGAAGCGCTTTGCATCCATAGCAATACTCCCGGTGCCAACCTAAAGCAAAAGATCATTGCCTTGGCAAGTCAGGGCATTCTAACTGTCCAGCAGTCCAGAATCCTCGATGAGTGCCGCTTCATCGGAAATGAGGCGCTTCATGAAATCGAGACGCCTTTCTATGGCGACATTGAGGTGGGACTCAGCATTGTTGAAATTCTTCTCAAAACCTTGTTTATACTCCCGGTGATGGTTGAACCTGTAAGGAAAAGAAGAGAGTCGCGACGAGCCTTTTCAGGAAATCCTCCTGTCCTGACTTGAGTTCTTATCTGGTTTCAGATTTGGCTCACGACCTTGCCTGAATGTCATCAATTCCTCTTCATATTCGCGCACATGCTTGTCAAAATCCCGACCCTGGCTTTCGATGATGGATCGTCGCGAGCGGATCCCGTTTTTGATATCGCACTCATTGGACTTCGATTCTTTGAGCGGATCAATCGATTCCATTTCGGTTCCCGTCCACTGGGTAGCGAGGTATGCCTGCCGAGTAAGAGGATCATTGAACCCTGGTGCTTCGAGCAACCCTGCTCGGATTGCATCAGAAATGACCCATTCCCAGACGGGCTTGCAAAGGGCCTCGATGAACCAGGACCGCCATACTTTGAACGATTTCCATGCTTCGAGGATCGCCCCGCGCGCTGCCGAGTAGCTGGACTGGAAGTGCTGAGTATAGACTTCGTAAGGCAATCCGAGACCGATCCCTATTTGTTTGATCACGGCCTGCACAAAGGGGTCAAAATTTGGATTGGGCCGCCCCGGGCTGGATCGATCCACCTTCTCGTTTGGCAGCAGCTCCACCATCATCCCTGGGCCGAACTTTTCCGTATGCCGCTGTTGGCGAGGGCGCAGTGCATCGGGTATGGTTGATTTCTGCCGAGCTGATACATCCGGGGTCTCTGTTGTGACGAAGACTGTATAGCAGGCATTAATAGCCGCCGCCAGGATCTCCGCCTCAGAATAGTCAGTCAGCTGCTTGAATTTCTGCACCACGGGCGCGAGGAACGGTTCGCCGCGGCTTTGCCCCGGCAGGCGCTTGCGAAAGATGTGGAGGGCGACCTGGGCCCCTTCGTCGTCAAATCTCGGCACCCGGACGGTCCCTGGGCCAATTCCGATTCCTCGCGGCGCCGTCTCGATGTGATATGCGACCGGCACGCCGGACTTGTCGAATTCAACCCCTTCGCGGATCTCCACATCCCGAGCGCTACCGAAGGACGGATTTTGGATTCGGGCACCATCGATGAGCTGTAGGCAGACCGGCAGGATTGCACCTTGGCGGTCCCTATAGCGCCGGATCACGAGGCAGTCTCCATCCAACATAGTGCTGCGGAAAGCCTGCTGCTCGATCTCCTGGAGCGTGGACTGGCCGTGGAAATCGGCTGTGGCCTTACCCATGTGCATCTCAAAGACCTTTTCCGCGCGCCGCTCGAAGGCCCGGGCGGCTGGCTCAGTGATGCCCGCCAGCTCGTGATCGATGCGGGCCTGCGGGCGCAGTCCATCGCCGATGACGTTGGTCGTGTAATTTTCGATTGCACCACGGGCCAGGCTTTCATTTCTGTCGAGCTGCCGGCACTGGTCCCGCAGCGTTCCGAGCGATGGCAACAGCGCCTCGTCCGCGCTGGAGGATGGCGGATTCCATTCCTGGGTGGCAGGATTGGTTTGCGACGTCGAGCGGTACGGTGCCTCGACTGCAGGGTATCCATAACTGGATGAGGCCATGACGCGTCCGAAGACGCGCTGGAAGAGTGAGGGCCTCAGTGGCTTAACCTCGAACGGCATGGCTAACCCCTTCCCCGCTCTGCCGCTTGATGGCCATGACGAGGCGTCGGCGCTCCTGATACAGCTCTTTCAGAGCCGCTCGCGATATGCGGCGCCGATCACCGTTCACTTCGATTTCAACATCCTGGCCACCGCCTTCTATGGCCTCGATGGCTTTGTCCACTGATTCAAGTCGATCCTCAAGCGTGCGCGCGGCCCGCCTCCTCTGTTAGATAGGTTGCCAGCTGGTCGATATCGGTCCCCAGCCAGTAAAATGCTGCGAGTGCATAGCGGAAGCAATCGAACGCATGGTCAGCCACACCTTGGGTGGTCTGGTAAATCGTGCGCCATTCCCCATTGATCGCTTTATGACGAGCTTTCGGCGCAATGAGCTGGGTAAAGAAATGGCGCTTTTCTGGGTCGTCCCAGAAGCTGCGTGGAAAGTGACAGAATCCAGGACCATTTGGGCTTGCGATTTTGTTCTCCTCGAAGAGTTTCACCTGATTGATCGAGTGCGCAATTGAAGCAAACACTCTGGCTTTTGTGGTATTTGCACCAACCGGATAAACCCGCACCCCAAAATCGTTATTGAGCGTCTGCCGCCCTATCACTGGCGTTGCATCCCCCGGCATACCCTTGATGCAAATGTAATTCCTGTGGAAGAGTGGTCCTACAAAATCGTGGACACTTTGTGTATTCGCACCTCCGGTGTCGAAGGCAGCTGCAGACACTTCCAACGGAAAGCCAAGCGGGTGATTCCAGCTCCGATTGAGCTTGAACATGAGCCGATCCCACGTATCCTTCTGATCCGCATCGCCGTGGATTACACCGTAGTCCACGAGCCAGCTTTCCTGTCCGCGCCCAAAGCCGCGAATCACATAGTCGAGGTGCTTGGGATGCACGTCGACACCTGAAGTCAGCAAAAATATGCCAGGATTCAGCTGAGTTTCGTCGGAATCCTCCAGGAGTTTTTCCACTCCTTTGATGTCGATGGAATCCGCCGGGTCTTCCCAGGCTTCGCCCAGGACATTGTTGTGGAAGGCTTTAAGCTTCTGAATATCTTTTTTGGCTTCAATCCAGAGGTTCCAGGCGTCGTCCCAGCTAAAGAATTGCGGCGCCGCATAAAGCGCGCTGAGAATGTAGCCCTTCACGCGGCCATCGGATCTGTCTTCGGCAGTCGCAATCCACTGGCCGTGGCGAATCAGGTAGACTTTGTCGATGTTTCTGTGGGGATGCCCGCAGCACGGCGCATGCCACTCGGTTTCGCCGCTGGCCGTTTCGGGCGGGCCTTTCATGTGATCCCATTCGATCGTACCAAGCGTGCCGCAGCCCCGGCATGGGACATGATACTTGAGCTGCTGTGTGTCCTCGACATCCCGTGTGATCGGGCAAACGCCCTTGATGGTCGGCGTGCTCATGCGCAGGATCTTACGGGTTTTCTGGTAGGTACTGGTGCAACCGAGAGCGATCGTGGACGGATCGCCCTCGCCCTGACAATCAGGGTCGTATGCACTTTGCTCGTCCAGGATCAGCCGGCGCACAGACTGACTACGCAACTCGCTGCTGGACTTCGCTGAGGCGATATTGATGAAGCCCCCTGGGAATGTCTTGATATCCAGGGTGTCGCGCTCTTTTTGCTTCACCTCCCCGATTTTGCCCTGCAGGTCCTTGCATCGCCGCAAGATTGGCGAGAGCTTCTGCTTGCTGAATTTTTGTTTCGAGTCACGCGTGGGGAATACAACCATTGCGGCCGCGGGTGAGACGGTGGCGCCCCACAGCAGCCAGGCAGTGGACAGGATCGTCAGACCAAGCTGCCGACCCTTGCGGACGCGCACCTCTTCAACCCCACTGTCGTCCTCGAGGTCGCGCAGGATATCCACCATGTACCAGGTATCGTCGAAGCGGATGGGACCCGGGCGGGGAGTGTCCTCGGGCAGGATTAGATTCTTTTCGCAATATTCTTTAATCCCGACTCGCAGGATCGGGCGTACACCGGCAGCAATATAGGGAAGGACGGTGCCGATAGCCTCGCGGAGAGCATATTTTTCAATCCGCAGAGAGGACACCAGTCACGCTGTCAGAGACGCGTTGCAGGGGTTCGGATAGCGCCGCTTCACGCAATAGGCTCACGTCGAAATTCGAGAGCTGCAGGAGCGCCTGGTAGATTTCTTCCGAGAGCTCTCTGACCAGCGAATCGGTGTCGTCGTCGCCGAGCCCCCTGGATAGGAAACTGAAGCGCATCTTTTCGGGTATCTCCTGCAGGCGATCGCGCATGTGGCGAGCGGCCTGGAATGCTTCGCGCTGAGCGAGGTCCAAATCGACGAGTTTTCCGGCATCCTTGAGGGCGGCTATCTGTTCGTTCAAGGCTTGGTAGAATTCGTAGGCCTGTCGGCTTTCGGCGATTGGTGGGAAGCTTCTGGTGGCCGCTTCGGTTGGGTTTTGAAGCGCAGGATCACGGACTTGGCTGGTGTCACGACCGTTTTCCCATTCGAGAACGGCGCGATAGATTTCAAAGCGCCGATGGTTTTTCATCGCATTGAGTACTGATTTGGAAAGGCGCCCAGAGGTTACGCCTTGGGTGATTGCAGAGGGTGTGACGCCGAAGATTTCGGCCAATTCAGAGGCGCTAGCGGTCTTCTTCACAAAGTCCTTTCCTGAAATTTTCCTAAAATTGGTGAGAGCAAAAGCCTTGCAGGCCAGGGCCCAGGCGGAAATTTTATTTTACTTTAGGCCATGCAATTTTGATCTATAAAAAGAGGGCGGTTGATCGTCAACCACAGAAGCCGAGGGGTGCCGGAAGGACCCAAAAGCTTCAAAATCATGATGTGTAAGCTCTCCAAGGCACTACCACCCCTAAACATAGACTGGGCGCACTGTTTGCGATGTCATGATTTTGTGAATATTGATGGAATGGAATTGTGGAGGATGTAAGAAATGAAAGAGCTGTATTGTAAGGCTTCGTGGGGATAGGCTTCCTGTATCTGTTGGTCCTCTAAGTATTAATCAGCAACTTGTTCAATACCGTCCACTGCATATTGGAGCAGATTTCGTGCATGTTAGCAAGAATTTTTCTTTGTCTATCAAATGAAAATTTAGATGCCGGCAATTGAACACTGTTTGATTTGCAGAGGCCATTTGTGACAATCATCTGTTTGAACCAATCGAGGCTCCTAGGCACAGTTAAATTTAACCTGGATGAAGAATGATGGCCACTGGCAATGAATCCTTCTATGACGCTTTGATACGCGCTCAAAAGCAAATGATTAAGGATCATGGAGCACGCCCGTATGATGAAAAAGCACGCATTGTCGCTCATGACTTGCAACTGCAGCAGTTTTTTCACGCGTATTACCACAAGTGGCATCTTGTGAATTTGTTAATGATCAAGATTCAATTGGAATCTCGGGAGCAACTTTGCGAGGTGCTGGCTAATGAAATAAGAGAACCATATGAGGGTGGGGAAACTGCCGAGCAACAAGTGTACATACAAATTACTAACGGCCTGACTGCGCTAGGGATTTCAGAAACTATTCAGCTTATCGAAGAATTATTCATCCTCTGCGAAACTGTTAGTTCTAACGACAAAGTCCTACAACGCCTGATTACCTATAAATGCAGCAAAATCGACAATGCTATCGCTTCATTCCGAAGAAATTCTGACTGGCTTCGCAAGAAATTCTTAGTGCCCAAGGCGGTTGGCGATATTAGTTTTGCCGACGATGCTGCAAAACAGCACTACATTGAGGGTACAGAGACCGCCCTGGATTATTTTAAAGAGCTTGTGGATTTCCGTGAACATTTCAAGTTCATCTATCATCAGTACAAACACGGGCCAGCGCTTGCCCTAAGACCAGTGGGAACTGCCAAGGATGAGTTCATCTCCGAGAGAAAGAAGTATTTGGGCGGCAACCCTGTGGCTTTTGACAACGAAGATCTTGCGATTGCGCTCAAACGGAAGGACCGATTCAAAGGGACGGTCATGATTCCCAATTTCTCGCCAGAAATCAGTATTCACTTGACGCAATTGATGAAGGAAAAGTCGCTCCTCCGATATGCAAATTTCGGTGAAGATGTCAGCATTGACCGTCTCATACTTCTAGCCCGGAAAGCGACGTGCTTGATCTATTGTTTGAGAGCCAGCCGCTTGAGTTTTGATCACGATAAAAAATCATTCTCCTGTCATCTGCCAATTCGGAACGATTGGGACAGATTCCTGAACTTTTCCACTCGTCTTGTCGATTTTTAAGCGAGAAAGTCGCCGATCGATAGGTCGTTTCTCATCCAGGATCGGCATCGGGACCTTCGGCTTGTCCTCCCTCAGGTTTCTTGAAGTTTTTGTAGTAATCATCCCGAATCTTCCAATAGTAAGGATACTGATGGCCAGCAGCTTGCAGAGCGTCATTGATTCCAAGGGTCTGAGCGAAATCATTAATTGACCGGTTAAACACGATGTCTGCAATGTCACCGGCTGTGCGCTTGGCATCGGCCATATTCATATCGTTGTATGAAAACGACGAATCAAGAATAATGAATCGCAGGTCGTTCAACAGAGTTTCCAGCTCTCCGAAATGGAATTCCAAAGCGGAAAGATCTAACCTGTCTGCCTGCTTGCCCTCATTCTGATATTTATGCGCGCGGTTTGCATCACGGTCGGCGATAACTTTCCCGTGGAGTTGCTTAAATCGTTGTTTCAGCTGCTCTATGTCATCATGATTGAGAGGGCGATCTTTCCGCTGCTCATATCCTGGAAACAGCCGCTCCAGGGCCTCAAGTAAATTCCTTTCGATCTCTGATTTGAAATGCTCAGCACTTGATGCCTGGATTCTGTCAATATCAGCCTGAGTATGTGGTCCCATGATCATAACTGTTCCTTGGGGGACTACGATTGCGTCGCGCTTTCTCTTCTTGATCCTGGAAACGTGCTGCTTCAGCTGACCGAAAAATCCACCGCTTTCGTACATGCCCTTGCAAAGCGATGCCATGTCGATGACGAGCATGTCGAAGCTGTCGACAATCATTTGATACAGAATGTCATTGCGGATGCCCGCGCCTGTAATGGTATGCACGGCATTCAACTCGTTGAGCATAGGTTTCAAATAATAAAGGCGTTTTTTGATGGTCAGTAACGTATCTTCACAATCCCGAATGATGTCTTCTGCATTTTCCATGAGAACAGCAACCCTATGAAGTTCGTTATCCAGCTGGTTGATCTGGCGTCTCCGGCGCTTTCTGCTTGCTCCTGAACTGCCCCAGCAACATCGCAGCGATGCTGGACGCTATACCTGAGCCGATAATCACCGCAGCGGCGGTTGCCTGCCCCTGCAGGAGTGCAATAGTGCCAGCCGACGCAACTACCAAGGCCACGATCAGAGCAAACCGTTGGCCACGCTTCCGGGTTTCGTTCACCGTGTCCAACCAGCTGACCCGCTCTTCATGAGCATATTCCAGCTGTTTCGCCTGGAGACTGCGACGGTGTTCGGCTTCTGCTGTCCTCTGGCTGAAATAGTCGTCCAGAAACCGGCAAGCGCTCCCGGGCACCAGCCGTTCATATTCTTCGAGAACCGCTGGCGGCGGCGTGGGACCACTGAAACCCGTGGCAAGCGTGACAAGCTTCCTCGCGTCGGGTCGTAGCTCAGCGGGAACCGACTCAATGATTTTCGCGCCAGAGGATAGAAGATCGCTGTTCGATTCAAGGGTGCCCGAAACGGCCCCAGCTCTGTCGTCGACACCGTGTGCCTTCGAACTTGCATCCTGCAAATCGTTCACGTTGGGCCTTTGGAATTATGAGGGACGCTTGCTCAGCACCTTCCTGGTAGCTGCCCGGGCGTCTGCTGTGAGGTTCGCAATATCTGCATTGAGATTGGCGAGGTCGGAATCCAATCCATCGGTGATTGTCACGTCGATGGTAATTTTCGGGAATTGGCCGAGCGGAAGATAGTCGCTAGCAGTATCTACGGCGCCCTTGAAATCAAACGCGCTCCGAAAGCCTTCCCAGAACGATCGGCGCGCTCCGGCGTTGGACGGCGTTTCCTTAGATTTGGGATTTGCGCTCATGTCTGGACCTCCTGTGGCCAATCTACAACATTGCGCGGCCCATTTCCAGGCCCTGTGGCTTGCGATTGAGCTGCAGCTCTGCTCACATTTTAAACAGGCGGCAGCCCTTGAATTATGCTCCTTTCGCAGGCGCACAGTACGGGCAACCTCTGATGAGCAGCACGTTGAACGACAGTTTGCCGCAGTCCTCGCATTCCGTTCGTAGCTCGATCGATTTTAGCAGCATTAGTACCTGGGTCTCGGGGTCGGACAAATTTAAAATAGACATTGGCAGTTCTCCTTTGCCGGGAGAATAACTGCGGATCTGAAATTAAAGTAGAGACATGCTCTGAAATGTGAGGACATCGAATAGAAGCATTGGGGCAATGCACTCTTGTGAACAAATCGATGTTAGTCAGGCGACAGAAGAGCGACGCTATCCTCTTTGTCGGGGTTCACTGACTTTCCGCCTAGCGACAAAACAACTTCGGCTAAAATAGCATCAGCGGAGAGCAGCACAGCATTTGCATTGATAGCAGCTTCAGCAATGAGAGCATCCCGCGTGATGCTATCGGCTCGTTTTCCGCGTTGTGCGGGAGAAAGTTTGCTTTCCATCGCCTTCCTGATGCCATCCCACAAATCGCCGTCGCCTAACCTTGCACACCCGAATAGTGATTCCCCGAGAACAAAAGTGTCAGTTGGAATCTCTTCGGGGCTGATTTCTCTAAAGATTGAAATCAGTTTGGCTCGTCTATCTTCGCTTGGAGTATTTTGGAGTTCCTCAAGTTGAATATGGGTCACGAGACAATCATAATCGGCAAGTCTACGAAGATCATATTTGTCATCGATGATTCGGTTGAAAATGTTGGAATCTATCATTACTTTCGTTTTCATTTAGGAAACCTGACTCTAATTATTTTGGATTTGCAGCTGCGTATAAAACGTATGGCAGGAAATCGGCGATTCGCAATGTTTCGCCAGGAATGCAAAGTCCCAATCATTTGACCACAAAGCATGGAGATTTTGTGCTTTATGCGCCATATTGAATATGGTTGAGTCGCCGAATGTGGAACCAAAGTTCTCCATCCAGTGGAATGCGCTATCCCAGCCCGGACGTGCAGACCCTTCTGGAAACAAAGGGGTTGCAAACTGAAAACCAACATATTGAAAAGGAGAGCTATCCAGCATCTGCGTTACTGGAAATTTAAATGCGCCTTGGCAAAAAATTTTCCACCTATCAATGCCGTGGTTTCTTACAAAATCTCTTCTTAAGTCCTTAAATATCCGATCTGATAGTCGGTCCTCTTCTCTGAGAATCCTATCACGATACTCTATCTGGTTAGAGTTAAGTTGGTTAGGGTCTACACTTTTCAACGCTTTCCGAAATTCAAAGATACGAATCTTTTCTGCAAGCTCTGCCTGTGCTGTCGCATTGAAATATAAGTTCACATCATCGTCAGATAGATTCCGAACCAATTCCCAAACCAAGGTATGCCGATGGTCAGCTTTGATGAAAAATGAGAACAAAATATTTGTATCGACTAAAATGTTGGAACCGGAAGGAACTTGTGTGGCCTGCGAAAGTTCGACAAGTTGCAAAATTCGATTCCTCTTCTCCTAGACGACGGGCATAGCCGCTTGGTCGTCGGTTTCATCACGGTTCGGCTCAGAGTCAAGAATATTGATGATCTCTTTCTTCGCCTCCTCTTCGAGTACCACCGGGCGATCGAGATCCTCTATGATCGTGATAATTTTATCCCAGTCGATCTTCTTTTTCATGGTAACCATTCCATTATGTTTGAACACTTTTCGGCTTGTTCCAATAATATCTTTAGCTTGCGCCTCTTCCTGTATAATAACAGATAATTGCGGACCTGTAAAAATCCTGGTCATATTACCCCACACAACCGGGACCATTGGATACCTCTTTCAACCTGCGGCGGGGATCCCGGAGAAACTGCCTTCACGCGCAGCTCCCAACGTAGATTCGCTATGCATTCGGCGCGCATCCATTGGTTGCGCACCGATGACTCGCCAAGCACTACAATACTTCTCGTGGTTTAAGGCATGTTCCGGATAATTTTTCCGGTAGTTGTGACACGGTCAACTGTATCGATGGAATCCGCCGCATCAGTTGGCGGACTATGCCGTCAACCGCCGGTTGATGACATCATTCAAACCCATCCATGACAATGTACCCATCAAGATCTTCGCTGGGATATCTGACCTGGACGTCTTTGAGATCCCATTTGAAGTGGGCCGGAATATCCTGGCTGGAACAAACGATGATATCCTCGTCGCCGAATTTGTTCGGGCTGTCACTAACCTTCTGGTTGCCGACCTTCCGTACGTCCCATTTCTTGAACTTGTAGAACTGCCTGATCAAAAGCAGGCAGACCTCACCAGCGGGAACCTGAACCTTCGATGGCTCCATCATCGTCGCATTCGGCTCAATCCAACTCGGGCTCAGAACGGCAACACGGTCGTTGAAAAACTCACTCTCATGGTCAACATCCATGCGGTTGATTGCGAGACGCACGCATCGTTCAAACTCAGAATGGTCTTTTGCTTCTTCAGGCGTCGCTATTTCGACCAGTGAAAGCTTGCCCTTCTTTGGCCCGCTAATCTTGACCGCTGCTTTTGGTTTTCCTGGAAGTCTTTGGTTTGAGCCATCCACAAAGCAATGATCGAACCGGGTCTTGTCACTGAATAGCGCTGATCGAGAGTTTTTGAGCAGCACGCTCAGGGATTGAAGCCGCACCTCTCGCTCAGCTTGGTAATCCTCATACGAGAATGGTTTTCCGGATTGTGACGTGACGCATGAAACGAGAAGTGCGATTGATCCGAGGCCCATCAGCCTGAGACTCAAAAATCTAGCGAAGCGCATGGTAAACCCCTATTGCCTTTAAAGGCTGGGATATTGGCATATCTGAGGAGATTGGCCTAGGGAAAAATCAACGGGACTCAATCCCAGCACGAGTTTCCAGCTTTTTTGAAGACTTGCCCAACCCTTTTTAGCACGCACGCACCATCCCGGAGCAAGCACCAGGCGGGGTTGATCCCGTTCTCGCCCGGTATTCCCAAGCACATCTCTATAATAACGCGACGCGTCGCGTTTTGTCAAAGAGTTTAGTTTATGCGGAGATAAATAAAGATTTTGATAAACGCGACGCGTCGCGTTATAAACAAATTACCGGATAATCCGGTGCAAACTATAAGTTAAGGAAACGATTTATGAGAAATGACGTGAACGCCAGAATTATGGACAAGATTCGGAAACTTCTTGCGCTGGCGGAAAGCGACAATGAGAACGAAGCCGCAATTGCAATGGAGCGAGCGAACGAGCTGCTCCTGCGCCACAATTTGTCAACCCAGGACCTTTCTGAGTCAACTGTATCGTCGCATGAGACCGAGGGCATTAAGACCGAGGCCGTCGAAACCAAGTGGATCATTGCAATCCTTCAGAAGCACTTTTTCGTGAAAATTATTGTCAAGCCTATCTACGGCGGGCGGTCAGACACTGGTAGAAGGATCTGGCACAAGAGGTATTGCTACATAGGCGAACCTCTCAATCTTGAAGTGGCACTGTATACCGAAGCCTTCTTAAGAAGGAGCTACAAACGTCTGTGGCACGAATACAAAGCAGCGAATCAAGTCTCGGAGAAAAGCAGGCAGGCATACTATTCGGGCCTGACCAGGGGCATAATCGAGAAGCTCGAAGCCCAAAGGGGAAAGGTGCAAACCGAAACGGGGTTGGTATGGAAAGGCTCCGCCGCGATTGACCAATTTGTCCGCGAAAACTTCGGTCCTCTTCAAAAGAGATCTTCCAATATACGCATTGCCAATGATGGAGCCGCAATCAGCGCAGGCAAGGAAGCGGGTAGAAGCCTTGAGTTATCCACTGCGCTCAAGAAAAGTCACCAGTCATCGGCGTCTGGCCGCTATCTGGGAGCTTGACGAGTCTCTAGCCAGGGAGCTGCAAGCGGCAGCTTCCGGCCCTCCGCAAATCAACCATTTTCAAAATATGGGATAGCGATATGCAAAATATCAGACACGATATCATGAAAAGACTCGAATCTCTGGCTTGGAAAAGATCAAGCCCATACTGTCTTGACTGCAAGCATAGAACGATTCTGGCACCCGCGAATGTCAATAAGTGCGGCATGTGCCATTCCCAGAACGTGACGCGTGTTCTGCCCGGTGTTGGGGTCGGCCCCATTGAATGGATCATAAAGCAGTTTCTGCTCGAAAGCCCATTCGATGCCGACGCGATGTTTGATGAGCACCTCGATGGGACCAAGGAGACCGTCACCTTTGGCAACACGACCTGGACTCTGAGCAGCATGCTCAAGGAGGCATTTCCGACCGCGTATCACGGACTTCGATTCCAGTTCAAAAGCACCATGTTGAAGCGCGGATTGATCATGCGAGTTGATTCAGAGTTGTACTGGACGGACGACATTGATGATTGGCTCGACCGGCAACAAGAAGCAACACCCTCACGTAACAAATTTCATTGAACAGGAACACCTCGGAGCACATACAGATGAACCTGCAAGTTATTTCCAGATCTTTCCACCGTACTGACGATTTGCTGAAGGGTTTCACCTACGGATTTTTCCTTGTCGAGTTGCAGAAAAGGAAGTTTCGCCTGGACGAAGCACGGGTAAGGGAAATCTTTGGTGAATACTTGCGGCGGCAGGTGATCGATGCCCGCCAGGCTTTCGATGATCACATTGACGAAATCATGGATTGCGTAAACCAGTCCAGAGCCGCAGGTAAACCGAAGTTGTGACCCGAATCCCGATCGAGCATCGAGGCTAAACTACCGCTCCCCTCCGGGGGAGCTTTATAAAGGACAATTCCATGGCAGCATATCATATCAAAGACTACATTAAGCTTATGAACGCGGTAACAACGCTTAAAGACCCTGCGAAGTCCAAGCGCTCGAAGACCATGGCATCAAATTATATCGACAAGGTGATTGGGGACGCGTTCAGGAAGCATAGCGCCGGCCTTGTGGTCCCGGTAACCCGGATTCCGAAGGTCTATCAGGTTGGCCGTGAGGCAGTCATGGAGGGAAGGGACCTCAATGAGCACATGCAGCGTGCGATCAAGGAACATGGGGTGCAGCTATGAAGGTCAATCGAACCCGGCAGCATACCCATAGGTTCAACACGGCTGATGCGCTGCTTGATGAAATGCCATTTGATCACTTGATTATCACGGTCCTGGCAAACGAAAAGGTGATCAATATTGCGACGGTGAAAAAGGTATTTCGAGAATGCCTGGAACGGCACCTGATTGATGCTCACGAAAGCCTTGCGGATAACATGAGTGAAATTCTCAAGGAACTGCACAGACAGCGAAGAATGAAGTGATTGATTACTGATTTCAGGGCCGGCAAGGCCAAGTCAGTCCGGGCCTCCGAAAGGAGGCTTGAGCAAGTTTTGATTGCAAAACGCGACGCGTCGCGTTATAACTATACTCGGGTCCGGAAATACCGAGGCTGAGAACGGCGTCAGAGTCGCAAGGTGCAGGCACCGGGGTGGTGCGTGCGTGCTAAAAAAAAGAAAGCGCAGCCAATGACCGCGCCCACAAACTATAAGTTAACACCTGTTTATATCCAATTCCAAAGGGATAGGTCAATATGATAATCGGTAGCATGTCAGAGGAAAGCAATGGCGCAACGCGCTTTCCTGCCTGGTTTATGGATCTGAAAAAGAGAAAAAGGAAGAAGCGGCACACAGCCGAAGAGTTGGCTGAAACGACAGGGATGTCCAAATCGGCTATCCTCCGGGGATTTGATGGACTCATTGAAGCCGAGGTAGTCAGGGACGGACGCCAGTCGTCGTATGAGTATCTCGACGATGACCTGCAGTGGCTGGAGAATGAGGTAGCCGCAGGGCGCATTTACCCCGTGCGCGTCGATCGGAAAAAGCTGGCCAAGTCCAAGGCTTTTCTGAAGAAAAAAAGTGAAGAGCTGAAGCAGGAGTGTGGACGAGCGCTGGATGCTAATAGGGTTTATAACCTGAAGTCTGATGAGAACTTCTTGAATGCCTATGAAGCAACCCAATCCGCAGCAGACGGCCTGAACAAAATGCTGGAAGAAATAGCGGACCTAAGCGACAAAGAACCAATATCAATTGTCGCTTCAGCTGGGTTGATCCTTACCCATCTATCCAAGAATTTGGAAGCGGTCAGAGAAAGATACAACGAGTTGCGGAAAGGAGATAGAAATGCAGAACAGCCTTGAAGAAGAATTGTCGACGGTCGTGCAGACTTTTTCCATTTCAGGCAGAGGGACGGCGATTGCAATTGGTGACTTTCCAGGTGTGATCAAGAATAAGGACTGGGTGAAAGTTCAAAAAACAGATGGGCAGTTTGTCGATCTCCGAATCAATTCGGTGGAGAATGCGGACCATAGGCTTGAACGCAAATCAAATGTCTGCCTCATGGTCAAGGGCATCAGACCAGAAGATATTGCTATCGGCGCTCTGATCACAATCAGACGACAGAACTCCGCAACATGATTTATCAGCCATCGAAGTGATGGCTGATCTTTTTTGATGTTTGACTTAAATCATGGCTATCGAATTGTCCAGAAATCGCCGGAAAGTTTCGGATCCTCGATATACCGGTAAGGAAGATAGCCATACCCTTCTTCACCCCAGTCCTCACCCCACGAGTTGCGGATGATAAGCGCCCGTTTCGTGTCGTCGTAGCCAACTACCAGGACCGCATGTCCGCCCTCCAGGTTTTCGCCGGCTTTGGGCACAGGGATAACCCCGGTCTTCTTCACATTGCGGCCATAGATCGATGAGAAAACGCTGAAACCAATAATGATTGGGTAGCCCTCGGCCAGGGACTCGCGGAACTCGTCGAGATCGCGACCGAGGCGCTGATACGTTTTAATGCGTTCCTTCGCTGCAAGCGCGATTACGTCGTCCGAGGGGCGAACCGCAAACCGCTCGATATTGTATGGCCACTTGTCTTCTGGTGGGTATCCCCAGGTGACGATGGCCTTGACTGTGCTGCGGATGCTGGCGCCGACATCAGTCTTTTGGGTGCCTTCAAGCGAGCGCGTCGCGTAGTAAATGAAGAGCCTCGCGGGAACGACAACCGGCATATCGTGGTCGTAGACATCGAGGAACATCGCAGCGGCGCCGGCAGCGTGCGCGGTACAGGAACCGAGATCGCCCTGCTCCCATGCGCGGAAGAGGCGGTTACGGAGGTCAACTACTTTCGGGAAACTCGCTGCGGTTCGTTTGGAGGCAAAGCGGTGATCCCGCTCATCAGGGGTGTCGGGCAGCCAACCAAGCTTTCTTTTTTGAGTCATCAAATTCCTTCATAGGCCTATTAGCAGGCCTTTGCAGGATAACTCTCTGTGCTCTGAAAGCGAATAAATCGACTGTTTACCGCGCAGTAAACGCTGGTTGCACTCAGTTTCGATTGACACGGCGGTAGCATGTAAGATTTGGCGAAACTGGATGGGGAGGCAGTACGAGCCGGGTTCGACCCAAAACTTGGATCACTAGCCTAGTCGGAGGCACCTGCTGCCTTTTTGCGACCTGTTGAGGTTGAATGCAAACGGCCTTTATCGCTTGGCGCTTTTGAAGCCAGAGATACTGTCATATGGAAGGTAGCTACCTGAAATGGTTTGCTTAGAAAGAACATACCTTGGAACATATCACACTGCGATGGCGTTTGATCTATTACACCAGATATGAGGATGATACCAGTGTCCTGGTTCAGGCCTTCAGTGCCCCGCAGATTCACAGCGAAGTCCAGCCCATTCATCACTGGCATGGCAATATCGGTGCAGATTAGATCAAATGGTATCGTTGAGCAAAGTTGAAGCGCATCTGCTCCATTGAAAGCTCGAAAGATATTGACGTCTGCATAAGCGCTGCAAAGAAGGGACTCGAGGTAATCAACCGTTTCTTCTTCGTCGTCGACAATAAGAACTTTCATTGCACCCGCCAGCTTAAAATGCCCGATATAGTTCCAAAAAAGGTTCAGACTTGGGAAATTCCCAACGCGCGCCCTTTTACCGGTTGCTTAATTTTCCCATTCGGCATGCCGGCGATGCAAGCCGAATCCAACCGAAATATGCATGTGACGGGGTTTACCAAGTCCTGACGCCAGCCTATGCGCATCCTGCATTCAGTCGAGCCTCCTGGGCAGCCCTGATCGGGCTCCAGGACTGCTGGCTCATCCCGAAGTATACGTTCGGAAAATTCCGGCGCGTGCGATACGGGTATCCCTCGATCATCGCAGCTGCAATGAAGACGCCATTCGTAATGTAGCCGATCTCTCTTTCAACAACATGTTTGAGTCCGTAGCTGGATGAACGGGTATTGATAGTTTTGATCCGCTTGATATGGAGCCGAAGCCATTTTGCTGTGAGTTCAACCTTTGCGAGATCTCCTCTGAGCCGCACACGATCTTTAGCCAGGGCTGTCCAGTAGTCCTCTGTTCTCAGTCTAATTTCCCCAACTCCCATCCCGAACGCATTCAAAAGGGGCTCTGTTTTCATGACGATTGCAAGGCGCATTTCCATGGCCGAAGCGCTGGATAGGGTCTCCCAGCTTTCAAATTCATGTTCCACTGCAATGATATGCTGAGCCAATTCCAGCGACAAACCAAGGCTTTCGGGGAAGAACTTCGCGACTCTAAACCTCGCATCATCCTTGCCGTTCTTAAATTGTCCGAGCAACTGCTTGGCAAGCTTCTTAAAATGTCCCAATTGGTGAGGCAGAATTTTCATGCATTGTCCTTGTTGAGCTGCAAAATCGTCTCGTTATTGTGACCGAACATCAGGCTGCGGAATGCCTCCCTCGCTTGCAGTGGCACAACTCCGTTGCCCAGTGCTTTGATTCGGTCCATCCGATAGGGACACCCATGAGCCACTCGACCCACTGGGGGTTCAACGGCCCACCAACCAGGCCGCTTAATGGGGTCGTATTCCGATTTCCACCGGGATGCTTCCAGTCCCGAGCCAGCGGGGTCGGCCAGAGGTTGTGCCTTGCCATCTGGTGCAGCGATGGACGAACCCGGACGCTCCCTGGCGAGCGATTCGTCCCGGCATTCGAGGCGGTCGGCGTGGGCAGCAAGCAAGAACCAGCGGTTGCGGACATGCGACGCCCCGATTTCTTGAGCGGATAGCATGCGCCACCGACAGTCATACCCTCGCCCGGAAAGTTCCCCGACAACTCGGTCCAGACCACGCAGGCGGATTGCGGCGACGTTCTCGAGGAAAAGGAATGTGGGCTGGATCTCTTCGGCCAGCCGCAGGATCTCGAAAAAAAGTCCTGAGCGCTTTCCTTCCAGGCCCGCGCCAGTGCCCGCAAGGCTAATATCTTGGCAGGGGAAACCTCCGTAGATAATGTCGACGAGTCCTCGGAGCGGGTTTCCGTCAAGGGTTCTGACATCATCCCAGATGGGCGCTCGGGGCAGTGAGCCGTCTTCCATGCGTGAGAGCAGGATGGATTGGGGATATTGTTCGATTTCGCAGTAAGCAACGGGTTTGACCCAAGGGGCAAGTGCGAGTGAGATGCCGCCGTATCCGGAAAAAAGATCCAGGCCACTAAGCAATCGCTCCCTCTCCGTTCATAAACAGGCGTCCGTCCTTATAGATTCTCCTTTTGCGTGTCATTGATTTGATTCTGCATCGTCGCCATCGCAGTTACCGAACTGGGTCTTAGATATATGACCTTGGCAAGTTTCACATCCGTTTCAAGTTCCGCAGCGAGCAGCGTTGCATCAGGATCCTCAGCGGCGCCACCGAGCGCAACCAACATTTCAAATTCAATCCTGTTCAATGCCCGTTTCATTGCCCATTGCCGCTGACGCAAGACGGGATCCCTGGGTTCTATCTTCTGCGCTGAATCAAGCCGTACAGACATTGTGGTTAAGACTTCCTCAATCCTGGCCAGCGCCTCGCTCCGTATCTGTGCCTCTGTCTGGAATTTACGCATGTTTGTCCCATTGTCTGGAAGTGTTCGGCAAGCTTTTATTAGACGCTAATCGGTATCTGTTATTGCGAGTTTTTCGATGAATTTTTCCGAAGTTTTTGCGCGACATGCTCGCAAAGCGCGCCTGCTCATACCCAACCTGAGCTCACCCATGCCGATCGAATTCTCGTTCAAAGTTGCGGTCCACGGCCCTGGATACCTGGTCTGCGAAATCCCACGCCGGTTTCGTGTGCTTTTTATCCTTAAATCGGTAGAGAAGCTTCAGTTTTCCTCGGCCAGCGCGTTGGAAAAGGCCAAACAGCGGGAAGGGTTTATATTTGGCGTTGGTCGAAAAATCCGCTTTGAAAACCTCGGGATTTCCGCGGAGGGCTCGCGGCAGCATGCCCCTTGGGATTGGTGTTGCTTTGGACGAGCGGACCCCTGCAGGGATCGCGACATGACCGTCCGGGTGCCAGGACTCTCCTTCTTCCTGCTTAAGCATGTAAGGGTCAATGTCATAAACCCTTGCCATCATCGAGGACCGATTGGCAGAATCGGCTCGGATCCCCTTCTGCACCCACGAATTTCTAAGTGTGAACCGAAGGGGCATATCGCCGCGAATGTCCTCGGCAGCCTGGCGAGCGACAACGGTCAACACCTTGGCAGCATGCGCCCTCTCCTCCCCCATCTGATCGGCTGCCCATTTTTCGTCAATGTCGACAACGATGCTCAGCATAAGCGCTCCATTTGTTCCTCGATCAGGAGTGCCCCGAGGTGTGGGGCCTGATCGGTTGCGGCGAGGGCCTTGAGAAGGCAGGTTAGCGAAAACCTGTTCGGCAGACGCTTGCCCTGCTCTATCAGGCACAGGTGCCCGGGGGAATAACCGGCGAGCCTCGCAGTTGCCCGGATCGAATAACCCTTCTGCTCGCGAATGCGCTTCAAAGCAGACCCCACCCTTGCCCCGCTCAGCGAAGCACCGCATCGAGTTTTGCGAGCAGCAGCATCACCAGGCCCATGGCGGCTGCTGTGGCGATGGCCAGGGAAACCAGACTGCCTGCTGTAACGCGGCGGCGTCGGGCCATCAGAATGCGCTCGGGTTCCGGATTGATCAGAACACTGGCCAATAGACGATTTCTGATATCGGTTCGCATGCGTTTCCTCACTTGATCTTGATTCATACCTTCCATCTCAAGGGGTGAGGTCGCCCCCACCCCATCTTATCAGGATGCCGCGCAGGTCATAAACAGGCGGGTCTCCCAGCCGTTCTTGGCCCACCGATAATCTTCGTGCTGGCGGTAGAGCTCGAGGCGCTGCCGGTTATAGGCCGCCAGGAATCTGAGGGGACTGACCTGGCGAACGGCACCCTTCGTCATCGGTCCAAGAATGCCATCGACATCGAGCTTCTGACGCAGGCTGTTCAATGCGCGCTGCACCAGCTTGTTATTGCCGACGACGCCATGATTGATTGCGCCATCGAACACCGCCAGCCGCAGCCGCTCAGGATAGGACGAGATTTCAGCCTTGATCCAGTATTCGTCCCAGTAGATCTGCTTGGCCTCTTCGCGAGTCAGTGACTTGATCCGACCCTTGAGTTCGGGATGGTTGACCGAGCTGATACCCCAGTTGGTTTCGCCGCCGTTGTCGGGAATGATATTGGCATATCCGCGTTCAATCTCATCCAGGATAAAGTCGATCATTTCATCAAAAGTCTTCATGCGAGTGTCTCCCTGTTTGGAAGGAGCCCCGGAGGGCTCCCGTAGCGTGTTTTTAAGCTGCTGGCTGGTCTTCGAGGAAGTCGTCGACCTTATCCAGTACGAAACGGCCTATCGTGATCACTTCGCGTTTCGAGTAATCGCGGGCTTCTGCCGGTAGGTTGCTGATACCAGCAAAGGCTTCGGCAACTTTCGCCTGGACTTCTGGTGTCAGCGCAATTGTAGCCAGATCCGACAGCTGAAAGCCGTCGCGTAGTTCACGCTTCAGGACTTTTGCGATGACGAATCCGAGTTCAAGAAATTCCATGGTGTCCTTAATACCTACTTGTTCTGTCAAATAATCTCCGAAAATTGTTCATGCAAATCATGGTTACTCAGGACGCGCCTTCAAGCGCAAGGTTTGGGTTCGGCAGGCTCCTTTCATTGCGACGTTGAATCTCAGCGTTGATGGCTTGGACTTCAGCCCGGATCTTTTTCAGAAGATCATTGGCCGATCCCATCAAGGATTTCTTGGTCACTGTGACTTCGCATTCTGTGGCCACGCGCTGCGATAGCAGCTGGTGAAGAGCTTCGGTCTCGAGGCCATCGAGGTCATCGATGCTCAGGCTCTTGTAGTCAGCGGCAGCATCTTCAATTTGTTCAAATGTCATCATTTCGTGTTCCCCTTGCATTGTGGATATATGTTTCGAGCTTCGCGAGCCTTGCTTTCAGGTCCTGGACCTCGCCTTTGTAAGTAAGGTCATATAGTGTTTCGAGTTTCATCAGCCTGGTTGAGAGCGATTCGACCTGGTCTTTGACTTTATCGAAGCTCTCTCGCAGGCTCTTCAAGGAGCCGATGAGGAGCACCGTCAGCGGGATACCGCCTGAGGCTCCAGCGGCCAGTGATTGCAGAAGATCAGATGAAAGTTCCGTTATTCTTCAAGCTCCCGAATCAAAAGAGTCTCCGTGATTCAAAGTTGTTAGTTTGCAAAGCCACTGAATTCCATCGTGGTAGGCATCAGTGTGTTTAGGAAGTCCTCGCCTGCGCGTTCCCAGTTCTGAACTTTGGACAAGAGATCGGCATTGCTGGTCCCCATGGCCTGAAGTCTGCGCCTCGTCGACTTGATAGTACCCTGGGCTGAGATAGACCCCTTTTGGATCGCATGAACATTGCGCTGCTCTGGATTCATCTCTTCCAGCTTGAGTTTTCGAGTAGCGAGACGAAACTGCGGACCTTCAAAGATGTTTACGCCAACAAATTCAATTTCTGCGATTCGATAGCGGCATGCGCGCGGCCCGGGTTTGTGCTCGATAAAATGGATTGCCGCATTGAGCTTCGCCTGGGTGTGCTGGCTGTTTGCCGTTAGCTCGCGGTGCAACGCTGAAAGCTCCTCGAATCCGCGGGCCAAGGATTCCGCGGCAGCGGCCAGCTCATCGCGCTCAGAAAGCAGGCTTTCGCGTTCGTCATTCACCCGCTTCAACTCAGTCCTGATGGCGGCAAGATCCGCCTTCATTTGATCCCGCTCAGCCTCAAGCTCAGCGAAGCCCTCGGCGTACTCCCAAAGCTCAAGATAGATCGCATAAGCTTCGGGCGTATTGATGACCCTGACCAGCTGCTTGATTCCCGCCTTGGGGATAAACAAGAGCGAGCGTGCGAAAATGGGAATGACGTTCGTGCCCAATTCGCTGCGCATTCGGTGCGCATCCATTGGTTGCGCGCCGATGGCGTGCTTGCGGATCTGCTTGCGGAGGTAACTTTCAGAAATATTGAGCAACTCAGAAAGGTGAGTTGCCAGCATCCCTTCCACCTCATCGACCTTCATGACCCGCGCAATCGAATTCCGCGCTTGCAGTCTAATCTCCTTGGAGACAACTCTAACGCTGGAGAAACCCGGAGATGCGGCGGCGGTAGATGCTGAATGGTCTGCGTGCTGATTCATACGGCCTCCACAGGAAAGTGATTTGTTGGAGCTTTACTTGCGGCATGGATGCGAATCGCATTCCAAACCACGCTTCGGTCAACACGGAAAAAGTTCGCCACCTGGTCAATTGTCATGCGCCCGCCTTTATCGCTCAAAATCAGATCGATGATTGCTTGGGCTTTCGAGTCAAGCGGTCTGGCTGGGATGATGTCTCTCGGCTGCATCCTTGCGTCGGTGCCGGATCCAATCAGGTTCATTTTCAACTCCATCAATGATTGTTTCGCTTCTGGGTGCTCGCACGATCCCGCTTCATGCTACTTGCATCGCCTCCCAGATAGTCTGACTGGACACGGCTGCTGCCTGAATCGGAACGGCAGCGGCAGGGTGCCGTCTGACGAATAGCTCGATCCAGCCGGGTTCGCCCGGTGGCGCATAGAGCTTGATGCTTCGGCCATCGACGATCTGGCAGTCGTCATGCCATAGGACACCAGATTGTGTGGCGGCATCGCAGACCAGCTTGGAGATATTGTCCCAGTCAGGCTTGACGTCGACATAGACTGCTTTTGGTTTCGACTTTGGCCGCGACCGGTAAGCGACGATGAGGACCTGGAGCGGACCAAGCAGGATATCAGCCTGGTACTGACTGCGGATCGAGTCGGCGATCTCGTCCATGCGCTTTCGGGTGTCGGGGTGTTTGAATACATGCCCACTTCGGGTCCTCCTCGCTTCTTTCTTGCCTTCCGGCTCAATCGGAATGGTAAGCTTCGTGGTATCAATACTCTGTCGTTTGCCGTTGATTTGTGCCCGGCTGGCACTCACCGCTGGGCTCCTTTTCAGAATGGAACGTCATCTGGGAAATTCTGATTTCCAAACTCACCTTCAATCCTGAGATTGCGTCCACCCCCTCGACTGCCACCTGAAGCCCTGTCAGGCGGCGGGGACTCCTCGCGTCGTCCGCCGAGGAATTCGACTTCGTCGGCATGGATTTCGGTTGAGTATCGTTTGGATCCATCCTGTGCTTCCCATGTCTTGTGCCTGATCTTTCCTTCCAGGTAGACCGACGATCCTTTCGCCAGATACTTGGCGGCTGTCTCAGCCTGCTTCTTCCACAGCACGATATCGTGCCATTCCGTTTTTTGATGACGCTGACCGCTCTCATCGGTCCAGTTGTCAGTCGTCGCCAGAGAGAACTTGCAAACCGCGGATCCTGACTGCGTGTAACTCAGCGCCGGGTCCTTACCGAGGTTGCCAACCAGAATCGCCTTGTTAACGCTGCTCAGACGCTACCTTCCACGGGTTGATGCCCATCAGGGCCGCGACGAATGTCAGGTGTTGAGCCTCAATCAGGCATGCTGGCGAACAGGTGCCGTAGTTGAACTTCACAGCGTCTGGCCGATGGCGCTTTTCGCAGATCGGGCACCTCGGGCGCTTCAGGTAGGCCCGAAACCATTTGATTGGGCTATTCATAGATTGCCCAATCATTCGTCGTGATGTCTCCAAGGTCGCCCTGGGGCGCGCAGGTTTCGTCACTGGAATCTGCGCGCATGACCATTGGTCGCAACGGCTGTCGAAGGAGATTCTGAAGGTCGTTCGCGTCAATAATCAAAATATTGCCATGCAGATTGCCCGCCTTGTCGAGCAGGAACGTGTATTGCCCCGTGGGCCAATCTTTCTTTCGGACTTTGCGACCGAATTTCATCATTCCAATTGCCCATTCGTAGCTGTGAATATAGGATTTGTCGGAGCCAAACTCGATTGACCTGGAAAATCCCTCAAAAGCCCGGATTCTCTCAAACTCGTTCCGGAGAGGCTCACCAGTGATAGGGTTGACGATCGGTCGATCTGATTTCCAAACTTCTGGTCCGTGCATATGGAACACCTTGTTATGATAAAGTCAGCCGGCCCCGGTGTGCCGGCGATGTCAGTCCTTATCAGCCTTCGGTGCTCAGAGGCGTCCGATCGGCAATGATTGTTTTCAGCTGCACGAGCAGCTCGTTCTTGGGATATCCGTTGAGGGCATCAATGATCTCAGCCCACTCTTCCTCGGGCACTGATGCCTGCTGGAGTTTTTTATGGATCCACTCCTTGACTTTGGGGTCGCTGGTCACGACGATATCGGTCGCCGGCTTTGGTGCGGACTGGGCAGCTTGCGTCAGCGCCGCAGGCTGCTCGACCTCGGCATCGACCATTTCCTCGCGGATATAATAGGAGGACAGCTCCTCGGGGAATGCCTTGCGCAACGCCTTGGCTTCCGCGCATTTCTCGAGCATGGTCAGCGGCATCGTGTCCCAGAGCGACTTCTTCCCGTCGCGTGAGGGCTTATAGAATTCGGAAAAGTATGCGGTGGCACTGAAATCCCGAACCTGGCCCTGCACGAATTTCTGGACTGTGATGGTCGCATTAAGGGGCTTCCCGGGCTGCTTCGGGTCAAACTCGAACGCCACTGGAAGGATCCCGGCATAAGCGCCGGTGCGCTGCGCGATCAGGCGATAGGCATCGATCGAGAGCACGATGGAGGCCCGACCGCCGACCTTGATAAGATAGATATGGCGGGCTTCGGGATTCAGCCCCCTGGCTCTGCAGACGCCAACGTAATGGTCGCGCTCCTGCGGAGTCACATCCTTGGGCAGATAGTGCTCGGTCCAGTACGCGATGCGTTCCTGGGTGATCTCGTCTCGATTAAAAACCGCTGGCAACATTTTCAAACTCCTTTTCAAGCTCGGCGATCAGATCATCATCCGCTGCAGGTTCATCGATCTCGTAGTCCTCGGCGTCGGGCTTCGGAGCGAAGCGGGGCAACCCGAGAGGGAGGATTTCCTCGGGAAGCCCCGGCCAGGTTCCACTTGCCTGGCAGCGCCGAAGGAGGGCGAGGTTTCGACGAATGAATGCGCGTCCCAATGCGATTTCATCCGCCGTCGCATCGTAGGTCGCCACCAGATGGACAGGTGTGGATCTAACGGCGAGAAAAATATAGCGCTCCGGTTTGATGCCGGTGGTCCGGTAAATGCCATCAATCGTCATGGCCGCTGACACGAAATAGTGGTGATCGTAGGCATCGCGTTGAAACCCATTGTGCGAGACGTCGCGAGCCGTTTTGAAGTCGACCACGGTCTTGAGATCCGCTGACACCCAGTCGGGCCTGCACTTGCAAAGGCATCCAGTGCGCGGGTCAATCCAGTAGAAGGAGACCTCGTTGCGCCCGGGTTGCGATAGAATTTTCTGTGCAGGACCATAAGCATCGACCGCCTTTTTCATGTTCTCGACTGCCTCAACCTCGTCCGGCTGAAGGCAAATCCTGTTTGGATGGCTGTCCTCGAATTCCTTCCACGCTTTTGCGTTGCGTGCTACGTCGGGACCTTTGATATAGAGATGTTCAAAAGTCCCCTCCATCTTGCAGTGAAAGGCTTTTCCGATCCTCAGCGGCTTGCTTTCGCTCTCGTCGTCGCGATGATCGAGTGCGTATCGATACACGGCGGCGGCCTCGGCGAGCTTTGTTAGCCCGGTTTTTGAGATTCCGAGCGAGCGATGATAAGCCTCGATGCTGAGGGTCGGATAAATCCCAATTTGCACTATGTTTATTCCTGCGTTTTGACACGAAAAGGACTCGTCGAGGCGACCTCGAAGTAGTGCTTTTTTCGGTGGTGGTCTGTCACGACCACCTCAGCCTCGTCTTGAAGGTCAAGATCAAAGCCGTCCTTACAGGATTTTGTCAGCAGCCGGATCGCTGCCTGGCGTGGACTCCTGGCCTCGATTTTCACGTCGACCAGATCCAGATCGGAAAGGGTTACTCGGTAGATTGTCATGGTCCGGCCTCCCCCTGGAGGCACAGACATCAGAAGCAGCTTGGGCTACGGGTGTCATTGAACCTCAGAGCGAAAAACGCATCCCCCGGCATCCAGGGGACGCGCGTATGTTGCAGATTGCCCGCCGTCGGGCCTTCGAGTTGCTCGTGCGAAAAACTTTTTCATATCTTCTCCTCTGCAACATTTGGGGATGGAGCCTCCTTTGGGAGGCCCCGTATTGGATGATCTTCAAGGGTTTGGCGTCTCATCCTTCCGCCAACCATGAAGCGAATATACTACCGCTAATGGATGAGCTTCAAAAGAAATCGACATTTTTTGCCAAAATAAATTTTGCTGGCTCCCAAAAAAATTTCGCATACCGTCCTCGGATATCATGCGTCTCTCACTTTCCGGATAATGATGGGCTCCGGGCGTACGGTCACGGGCAACGGACCTGCCGCCTTTTTGCTGGTTCTGCACGTTGGCTTCGAGTTTGATCGCAGCTGGCGCTCCTTGAGCCGATGAGACCAGCGGTCGAGGTCAGCTCGATATATCAAGCGGGGGAGTTCGGGCAGCTCCCGGTGCGCCCGCTTCATCGATTTATAGACCTTAAAGAAGGCTTTCCAGAACGCCCGACGATGCTTGTCACGCAGTCGAAATCCTGGCGATGCTGTGACCAGCGCATGGAGGTCCGAGGTTGCTTCCAGCTCGTCACGGGGCAGTATCGAGGCTGCACCCAGGAACCTTACCGCCCATCCCCGGTGGATTTGAGCCGGATCCTCGAGCCGTGAAAGGATTTCCCGAAGAGCCCACCGGCCATGCATCTCAACAATAGCCAGGTACTCAAGGGGAGATAGCTGGATAAATGGGGCGTAACCCAGAGCCTGGGCTTCGCGCGCATAACCGGGCCGGGGTTCGCTGGCAAACGCTTTTCGTTCAGAAGACATCATGAGTCTCCTCCTTAACCACCCAGATCTTGTTTTGACGAACCAGGAAATGGGGGAAGTCAGAAAGTTTGAATGTCTCCACTTCACTTGCGTCGTCCGGAAAGGCTTTGAACTTTGTGGTTCCGATGTGCGTTAGGACAGCTGGCCTGCCTCCTATCTCAACCCGATCTCCGATCTTGATGAAGCGTGGGGCCGGTGCCGGCAAGGCTTTTGGCTCGTGGTAGGGCGAAGCCCTCTGGCTCACGGCGAAGGGGTTCGTCGTTTGTGCCAAGTCCGGGTTCTTTGCCTTGCGCCCACGGGCACGGTTGAAAGTGCTCATCGCCTCGCCCGGCACCCGCTTTGGAATAGGGCGCATTCGCAAACGCTTGTAGCCTGATTCAGGAACCTCGTCGGCTGGCGGTTCCTGGCGTGGGTTGTCAGCATCGGTCCGGTTCATGGCATAGGAAAATTCGCGCAGAATTCGGTCAACCATACGTACCTCAGAATGAATGTCCAATGAGTCTCTAATTGCCGACGAGTTACTAGGTATCGACTGTACCCAGGGGTTGGTATTGCAGCTATCCCTCCTCGAAACAGTGAGCGGATGAAAATAGTGAACCGACTTGATCAAGATCTTGGGTTTTTGGAGTGCAGAAAAATTGCGATGAAACACCTTTTTTTGTAGCCCGAAGTACTTGCTTCGGGTCGGCAAAAAGGTTGGCACATTTGCGCATGGAAAAAGTTGTGCCAATGACGATTGAAAGTTCGTCGCAACATGAGACCTCTCACAAATCACCCGCAATCTGTGTCCCCAGAGCGAGTTCAGAGGATCCATGAATTTTTTAAATGGTAACGCGTGGAACTTCTTCACTGGCATCACCCTCCTATCAGCTTGTGCACGCGTTGGGCTCCAAACATGTGCAAAAGGTTAGCGTATAGCTGATCGTCACTGAGTTTTGCCCAACCGCGCTGAAAGCTGGCCTGGCACTTGAGGCCTGCGGTCAGGAGCAAAGCGGCCGTATCGAGTTCGATTCGTCTTTCTGATCGCGGTGCTGGTGTGTTTCCGCCGAATGTGTGTACTGCAGTGCTCGGTGATCGTGGTGCTGAATTTTTTTCGCTCGCTGTGTCCAAGTCATTGCCCTGCGCTCGCGCTGTCGCAGGTTGGTCGCTCACTGTGTCTGCAGCGACGCTGGTCGTTGTACCTGTCGGGCGTATTATCGCCAGCGGGACATCGATCAAGTTCGCGTGCGTGATTTGGACCTGGGAGCGATGGGGTGTGGTTTGTAGCTCGTGGGTCGAGCTCTTCTCGGTCGTGCAGGTCTCCTGCGGCTCTGGGGTGGAGGTCCGGCTTGTCACGTCGGCTTCCTCACGCCAGGGTTCAAGAGATTCAATATGGCCGGGTTCATGTGGCGAGTAATCCGGATTTTCCGCCTCGACGGACGCACTGGGTTCGGAACTCGGCTTCTGGCTTTCGAGAAACGGCGCCTGAGCTACTTCACTCATTTTAGAGCACTCACCCTGCTCAATGAGTTCAGCCTCGATCAGTAGCGGAGCCTGGGCCTCTGGCAACGATTTTTGGGTTTCTCCTTCAAGAGCGGATTTCGCTTCTTCGGGATCGAAATAGCCATCTCCTAGAACAGTGGACCAGCTTCTCCCTTCCCGGAAGGCTTTGACGAAGTCCTGGATCAGGTACGGGTTGTAGGGGAAGGGTCTCCCATAGGCGTAGTAGGCTTTCTTCACAAAGCTGGCGAATTCCATGGCAGCAATCTGGCCCATCTCAATTGCGATCTGTTCCACGGCTCCGTTCCACAAAGCCCGATCGAATCGGTAGTCGCGCTCTTTCCAGGCGATCTCTGCCACCTTTGCGATGTTGATGAGCCTTGGATGAAAAGTTGAATCAACTGGCGCCCACCGCTCCGCGCGCACGCGATTACAATCGGAACCCTTACGATCGGTATTCTTATTATTGGTTTTATTTATATAGGTATTCTTAGCAAAAACTGAATCCTCTGTATCCCGCTCTGGGCATGAGATTGACAACGATTTTTCGATGACTTGATACGACTCCTGCCGCACCTGGGACGACTCCTGCCGCACCTGGGACGACTCCTGCCGCACCTGGGACGACTCCTGCCGCACCTGGGACGACTCCTGCCGCACCTGGGACGACTCCTGCCGCACCTGGGACGACTCCTGCCGCACCTGGGA